CCTCGCTGCCGAGGCGCGCGGGGAGCAGGGGTTGACCCCCGAGTCCTATCTCACCGTTCCAAAGGGAATGACGCGCGGCCAGGCGCTCACCGCGCGCATGAACACGCTCGACCAGATGCGCGGCGCTGGCTATTCGCCATCTACCGCTGCCACCTTCGGCCCTTCGCTGCCGCCGGTCTCGATGTCGTCGGAAGCGTTTCACCCGGCCCACCGCAACGTGACGTTGGTGCAGCACATCCATCCGTCGAAGGGGATGAACGAGAAGCACCTCGGCGACCACGCGGCCAACAGCGCGAGGCCGGTGCTCAAGCAGGCGATCCGTGAAGCAGCGGCAAACGTCCCGCGCGCGAGGAGCAGCCAGTAGATGGCCGAGCCCGCACAGGTGCTGCTCTCGTACGAGATGCCCGACGACTCGACGGGGAACGTGTACCTCGACGCGTCGGTGAACGAGAACCACCAGGCGAACGCGCAGGTCACCGAGCATCGCGTCGAGAGCGGGCAGAACGTCACCGACTACATCCGCCCGCTTCCGCGCCGGCTGTCGATCGAGGGCCTGGTAACCAACACGCCGTTGTCGGCGCCGAAGTCGCAGGCGAACGGCGTCACCGCCCAAGTCGGCAAGTTCTCCGCTCCCATCCAGACGGGGATCTTGGAGGCGCCGTTCTTCGGCGGAGCGCTGCAGGTCGATTGGCAGGCGGTGAGCTTCTCCACCCAATTCGACCGCATGCGCGACGTCTACGGCGTGCTCGTCGATGCGGCGCTGGCCGGCGCGGTGTTCACAATCACCACCTCGCTCGCCACCTACAAGAACATGGTGATCGAGAACTTTGCCAGCCCGCGCAGCGTCGAGACGGCCAACGCGCTTCGCTTCACAGTCGACTTCAAGGAGATCGTCGTCGTCGACACACAGACGGTGCAGGCGCTGCCGTCGAAGGTGCAGACCAAAAAGCGCGGCAACAAGGCGCCCAAGGCAGCGACGCAGACCGAACAGCAGCAGATGAAGTCGGCACTCCTGAAGACGGCCAACTTTATCGGCGGTCTCTTCGGAGGTGGCGGATGAGCTACCTCGTGATCGACACCGACGCGGCCGCCACTGACAAGCGCTTCGAGCAGACCACGCAGCTCGATGGCCTCGAGTACTTGCTCACCTTCCAGTGGAGCGATCGCGAGTCGTGCTGGTACCTCGATGTCGAGGACCAGGACGGCAACCCGCTGTGCGAGCTCGTGAAGCTGGTGGTCTCGTGGCCGCTCCTGCGGCGCTTTCGCACCAATCAGGCGGTGCCGCAGGGCGTGCTCGCGTGCTGTGACATGAGCGCGCCGACGCCCGACCAGGCCGCGGACATCGTCTCGCCGGAGGAGCTTGGGCAGCGCGTGCTGCTCATGTACATCACCGCCGACGATCCAGACCTCCAGCCGGGAGGAGCATTCACATGAGCTCGCAGCTCTTTCCCAGGGCATGGCGCGTGATCGTGGGCGATCTCGACGTGAGCAATCTCGACGTTGAATTCAAGGTGCTGTCGACGCTCAAGCCAGAGCCCAACAAGTGCGTGCTCACGATCTGGAACCTGAGCCAGGACCACCGCGCTGAGCTGCTCAAGCGAAACCGGCCGAACGCGTCATCGAGCAAGCTGGTGGGTATCCCGGTGCAGGTCGAGGCCGGCTACAAGGACAACACCAGCGTCATCTTCTCGGGCGACCTGCGCGAGGTGGCCAGCTTTCGCGATGACACCGATTGGAAGACGACGCTCAGCGGAGATGATGGCGGCCGCTCCTATCGTGAGGCGCGCTTCTCGCCGGGCATGCAGTACAACGCCGGCGCGCGCATCGGAGACATCCTGAAGAAGTGTGCTGATGCCATGGGCATTGGACTCGGCAACGCCGCCAATTTCGAAGCGACCGCTCAGATCGCGGGCATCGGCTCGGTGCTTGCGCATTCGTTCACGCTCGATGGTTCGGCGTCGAAAGCGCTCACGCGTTTGCTCAACTCGATTGGGCTGACTTGGTCGATTCAGCGTGGCGCGCTGCAGCTCCTGCAGAAGGGCGCGCCGCTGAACCAGAGCGCGATCCGGCTCACGCCGTCGACAGGCCTTCTTGATTCGCCGGAGGCGGCGATCGACGCAACGGTGTCCCTCGGCAATCCGCAGCAGTTCGCGCCCGGTGCCAAGCAGACCACGAAGAAGGTCAAGCCAAAAGACCCCGGCATCCTGAAGTTGAAGGCGATGCTAATCCCTGGCCTCGATCCGGGCCGGAAGATTGCGCTCGAGTCGGCGAACTTCAACGGCGGCTACTACCTGACCGAGTGCGAGAAAGTCGGCCAGAGCTGGGCCGACGACTGGCACGTCAACGCGGTGGCGAGGCAATACACATGAGCGACATCGCCGCCGAAGAAGTCACGCTGCTTGAGCTGATCCAGATGGCGATCGACGCGCACATGCTCGACGTGCACGTGTCGCTGCCCGCGCGCGTGGAGTCCTTCGACGCGTCGAAGCAGACCGTCGAGATCACCATCATGATCAATCGGATGGTCAGCGACGGCGCGACGCCGCCGAACTGGGTCTCCGAGCAGATGCCAAAGCTCAAAGACGTGCCCGTGGCATTCCCGCGTGGCGGCGGCTTCTTCATGTCGTTGCCGCTGCAGCAGGGCGATCCTGGGATGCTCATCTTTGCGGAGCGTCCGCTCGGCGCGTGGCGCTCGACGGGCGGCCAGGGCGACCCCGGCGATCTTGGGATGCACACGCTCGACGGCGCGTACTTCATCCCGGCGACTGCACCCGACAAGGCAGCGCTTCAGAGCGTCAGCGACACCAACATGGTGATCGGCAAGGACGACGCGTCCAGCGGTCAGATCGAAATCACTCCGGGTGGCGAGATCCATCTCGGCACTGGCGCCACGAAAGGCATCGTGCGTGAAGGCGATGACCTGAGCGCGAGCGCAGCGATGAGCGCATGGGCAGCGGCCGTAGAAGCCGCGCTCAGTAGCTTGAGCGCTCCGGTTGCCACTCCATTTGCCACCGCCGCCGGTCTTCCTGGTGGGCTTGGTGCAACCCATGGCGCATCGTCGACAGAGAAGGCGGCTGATTGATGGCGTCCCTTCGACTCGCCATGTCCGTTGACGCCAACAACCCAAACGTTGGAGACATCTACATCGGACCGAACGGTTCCGATCGTCTCTGCTCTTCGCTGTCCGAGGAAGTGCAGCAGCTGCTCTTCACGCGCTTCCGTTTCTTCCTCGGAGAGTGGTTCCTCGATCCGACGACGGGCATCCCCTATTTCCAGTCGATTCTCGGCCAGAAGGTGGCGCTCTCGATCGTCGCGCAGGTGTTCAAGCAGGTGATCACGACATGCCCAGGCGTCGCCTCGCTTGATAGCTTCTCGCTCGCCGTCGACGCGCGGCGCGCGGCCAAACTCGTCTTTGCCTGCATGCTCGCCGATGGCACGACGCTGAAGTCTAGCGACTTCGTTCCGTTTGTTATCGGCACGCTCACGATTGGGGGCCCGTAAATGGCGACCTACGGACTTCTGCCCGAGGGCTTCAAGCGCAAGCCGCTCGACGTGATCTTGAGTGACATGCAGGCCGAGCAGCTCGCCGGCATCTCGCCCGTGCTGGACCTCCAGCCGCCGGACCCGATCGCGGTGGCTACTGGCATTGTCGCCGCGGCGCTTGACGAGGTGTGGCAAATCCTCGCCGCGCTCTACGGTGGCATGGACCCGGACATCGCGACCGGTGACCAGCTCGAAGGCCTGTCGCTCCTGACGGGCACAGATCGCGAGGCAGCGACCAAGACGCAAGTGCCTGGCGTCGTGACCAACGTCAATGCCGGCTTCAGCGCCGCGCCTGGGACGATGCTGGCCAGCATCAACGGCGGTGACCCGAGCGTGCTCTTCACCAACAAGGTCACGGTCGCCAACACCGGTGGCTCACCCGCAAACATCACGGCGAATTGGGAGGCGGTAAACACCGGCCCGCAGCAATGCCTCGGCGGCACGCTGAGCGTGATCGCTTCGCCGCTCTCAGGCTGGAACAGCATCAACAACCCGAACGACGGGATCCCTGGCAGCGACATCGAGAGCGATCCGAATCTGCGCCTGCGCCGAGAAGAAGAGCTGCAATCGGGCGGCGCCGCGACCGCAGACGCGATCCGCTCGGCGGTGTTCGAGGCTTCGCAGGCGGGAAAGTTCTCGTCGCAGGTGAAGAACTGCACGGTCTACTTCAACGACAGCGACGTCGTCGACGCGAACGGCATCCCGCCGCACTCGATCGAGGTGGTGTGCTATCAGCCCGGCAACACGGGCGACGACGACCAGGCGCTAGCCGATCTGATCTTCGCAGAGAAGGGCGCCGGCATCGGCACGTGGGGGAACACCACCGAGACCAGCACTGACGACCAGGGCTTCTCCGAGACGATTCGGTTCACGCGCCCGGAAGCGGTGCCGATCTACATCGTGCTGACGATCTTGACTGACCCCACGATGT